ATATAAAGGCCTTTACTTTTGTAAAGGCAAGGTCGCTGAAATTGTGGGATCGCTTGTTTTTGAAGAAAGACACCTGGAATCTCTGATTAATGAAAATATCAAAGCACAGGAGAAATCTAAATAACTAAACGTGCGCTCACTGCGTATGACAGCCGTGCACACGGAGTCAATATGTGCTGTGCAAAGAAAACCGTACCCCCAGGCCACGGGTACAATGAGGTTCTGTGCATAAGTAGAGATCTGGCAAAGCGCACGTTTAATTTAAATGTTTGACATTGCTATTCTTTTATGTGATAATAAGTTTACTTGATAAGGTTTTTTTGATTTATTCAGCGTGTTTGGGCCGAAAACTTAAAATAGTTATTCGGTCTGATTACCTGAATTTTAAAATAAAAAAGGTTTTCAATGGTAACAACACAAGAACTCATACACATCCTAAAACATCCTGAAGACTACGACTTTGAAATCCTTAAAACTGTTTGTGATCAAGCTGCAAATCTAATAGAGAATGAAGATGCATTGCGTAATGTCAGTTTAAGAAAGGTAAATATGGGGTTTATGATGAGTGATAACAGAACAACCAAGAACGACATGCAAGACGCTTACGATAGAGTTAAACTTATAAAAGAGATGCTATCATATGGCTGTTGCATCGATATGAACTATTCCCTCATACATGGAGACATTGAGACCATTAGAAACCGGTTTGAAAGAATAAAAGCTGAACGTGGACCGTCAAGCATGCAAGCCGCACCACAAACCGATATTCAACCAGGTATCTCAGATAGATTCGGACTCGGTGGGATATGACTGATACAGCAAAAAGCTTTAACCCCGACGGCAGACCTTTATTATTTCCAGACCCAAAAGAACTATCAGACAAACTCGATGAATACTTTGACCTATGCGATAAAGGTGTTAAAACCATTGCAAGGAATAAAAAGGGCGAACCAGTAACAGACAACGGTAAACTCGTCTATTTGGAGTTACCAAAACCGTATAGCGTTGAGGGACTGGCTGTTCATCTTAAGTGTTCAACGGAAACTTTGAGGAAATATGCTAAAAAGCCAGGCTTTATTGGTATCGTTTCGCATGCGTTCACCCGGATCCACCAGCAGTGGGTCGAACACGGGCTTACAGGTCAGTTTAACCCCAAGATTGCTGCCCTCTGTTTAGCAGCAAACACAAAGACATACAACGTAGTCAAGCAAGCGGAGCAACACAACACGCTAACGATAGAAGACAAGCTGAAGCAAGCCCGGGCGATAGAAGGCACAGTGATTGAAACCAAGGCAATAGATGACAAGACAGCTCTAATTCTGGATGAAAAGGGTTAAATAATGGCTGTTTTATACGGGATAACACCCATTAATAATAGGAAATACGGTTTTTGGGGTGATTTATGAAAGGCGGGAAGGCATCAAAACTTAGCGAGTTAAGCCAAGAACAACAGCGTTTGGTGCGGATTAAGGCTAAAACTATGCTAAAAGAGCAAAAAGCCAAAAGTGTAAAAGCTAATGGTAACAGTGACTTAGTTAGATTTTACACGGGGTGGAGACAAGCTAAATGACATTACGCGACAATCAACTCACGGCAATAGCACAGATTCACTCCAGGATGTCAGGTCGTCATCTATCTTATAATGAGATGATTAGTCTTCAGGTTGATTGGCTTCGAGACAAGATGCTATGGTGTGTGTATGGATGAGCTTGCGTATTGATGAACTGAATGATAGATAAGCCAGGCCGAGCCTAACAGCACAGAGTCTGCCACTCATGAGTATGCAAACTTTAACTAATGACGAAGGATATGGGGACATGAAACGTAAAGACTTACAAACTCTGCTTAGAAAGATCGAGGGATACCGGGACGGAGTTTTGACCCCCCTTTGGTACCATCTGCCCGCAACCCCCCATATACTTATTCCCATTCTCTCCCCCGATCTTCCCCCCAAATTATCCCTTGAGTCCCACAGATTAGGGTCCCCTATTCTCTATCCAAAAAAGGAGTCCCGTGGAAATACAGGTAAAGAGTCCCACGGATATGCCTATATCTGGTTATTTGGAGACTGACAATGACAACAATTGCATTAAAAGGCGGCATGATAAGGACTTATAGAATTTAATGGGTGACTACGTAACAGATAGAATAATAGAATACGACAAAGACGACGAGTTGTATTTTAAAGAGTGCTTGGTTATTCGTGACCATGATACATCTAAATTATTGCCATTTGAGTTAAACCGTGGTCAAGCCATAATGCATAGGGTTTTAGAGAAACAGCTAAAAGAAATAGGTCGTGTCAGAGCAACATTACTAAAATCTCGTAGGTTCGGCGGGTCAACGTATACGGAGGCTCGCTTCTATAAACGTACCTCGATGCACGAGAATAAGAATGCTTTTATAATTGGTCATGAAGAAAAGTCTACAAATACATTATTTGCTATGGCAAAGTTGTTCCATGAGCGAAATCCTTTGGCTCCTTCACAGAAAAAAAGTAATGCGCAGGAATTAGAGTTCGATAACAAACAGGGAACCGGGTTAAAAAGTAAGTATGAACTTGCTACTGCAAAAAACGTAGATGCCGGTCGATCTCAGGGCGTTCATTTTTTGCATGGTTCCGAAGTTGCATATTGGCCTAAGAACACATCTAAAGAATTACTTGATGGAGTTTTACAATGCCTTCCTGATCCACCTTCTTATAGTGAGGCATTATTAGAATCTACAGCTAATGGATACGGAAATGTGTTCCAGGAATATGTATTTGAGTCTTACGCTGATGGTTTACACCCTTTTTACGAAGAAGATGGTATAATATATGCATGGGGTTCTCCTAAATCAGATTGGATAGTAATATTTATCCCATGGTTTGCTGTTGAAAAGTATTCAATGGAGATTCCTGCCAGGGAAAGAAAAGATTTTGAGTTATCAGTAAATGCCAAAGTATATAATAAGTACGAACAAGTATGGATTGATTCTGAAGGAAAGATTCTAAAGAATAAGTTCAGTCTTTCTTATGAACAACTTTATTGGAGAAGATGGGCGATATCGAATAAATGTAGCGGATCAGTCCAGAAGTTTAGACAGGAATATCCTGCTACAGTGATTGAGGCGTTTTTGTCTCGTGGTTCAAATGTTTTCACTAAAGAGTTTTGCGATGAGCTTGAAGAACAGATTGACACACCTATATTAATAGGTGACATTTATAGATCTGTTGGCAAGTCAAGAATTAGTCGAAATAAAGACGGGGATTTAACTGTATGGGAAAAACCTATAAGAGGTGACAGTTATTTTTTAACTTGTGATGTTGCAGGTGGACTTGATGAAACAGAGTTGAGAAAACCAGATCGTGAACCGGATAAGACAACAATCGATGTTTATAATCATCGTACAGGCAATCAGGCTGCGGAATGGAACGGCCATATAGATTATGAAGATGTGCATGAAATTGTAATGATGTTAGGTGAAATGTACTGTATGAAAGGCAATAACAACTTGAAACCATCTATGGCTGCCGTAGAATTAAACAATCAAGGTCACGCAGTTGTTGCTTTATTGAAAGAAAACAGGTATCCTCAATATAAGAGGGAAAATAAAAAAGAAGGTTGGGAAACTAATAAACGGACAAAGCCTTGGATGGTAACGAACTACAGGAAATGTTTAAGAGATTCAACTTTAAAAATAAACTCTCTTGGGAAAATAGCTGAGATGAGAACGTATATAGAATTTGGGAAAAAATATAACGCAGCTCCAGGATGTAATGATGATCGAGTAATAACAGGTTGTATAGCAGCAGCAATTATAGATGAAATCCCAAGACAATATGAACAGAGTAATTCAGGAAGCGTTGGTTTTAAAAACCTTGAACGTGAATCTTACGACTCAGACTATCAGGAATATTACGCATAATGGCTGAAAAAACCGACTACAAAGAATTAGTTGACCATTGCTTTGGTCTTTACGAAGAATTTAAGGGATCTGAATATCGGAAACAGAAGTTAGCCGATATTGAAGAATCCTATCGAGTTTATAATCATAAGGAATCCAAGGCTAATAAATATTGGGAAGGTGAGTCTAAACTTGTCTTGCCACTTTTAAGTATAACCGTCGATAACATGGAACCGAGATTGTATTCTGGTTTGGTCGGGAAAGCTCCGATTGTTCAGTTAGAACCTGACGGTATGAACGAACAGGATACTGAGACTGAGATAATCGAGAACTGGTTTAATGACGAGTTGTTACATACAGTCCAGATTAAAAAAGCGGCTTCAACTATTATTCACAAAGCAATGTTGGAAGGCACACTTTATCCGATCTGCGAATATGACGAAGACGACGTTAAAAGACGTAAATATAAATATGAGCAGGTTCCTCAAAAGTATCCACAAGATCACCCGGCTCAAGGACAACCTGTTATTGATCCAAGAACAAATGAACCTGTCATGGTATCGAATGGTAAGGTTCTGATAGAAAACGGCGAACCCCAAACAGAGGATGTTGTTGAACGTATCTTTATGGGTGGCCGTGTCAGGTACACAGACTTTAAAGACGTATATGTAGCCGATGATGCCAGCGATTGGGAAGCGTCAGATGTTATAAGAACTGTAAGGATAACATACGGTGAACTCTATAATAAACGTGACGCTAAAGGTTACATAAAAGAAAACATAAATAAAGATTTACTCAGTGAGCAAGACGATGAACTTTCCGATGAAGACGAGCCGGTAACAGGTGATGTAAAAGTTATTGGTAAAAAGGTAATTGAATGTCTTGAATGCTCGATTAGGTATATAGATAAAAACGATAAACCTGATGAAGAAGTTGAAGATTGGTCAGATGAAAGATGTGTTATACTAATTGCCAAAGAATCCAGAAAGGTTTTGAGAAAAGTAAAGTTGATAGACCTAAACTTTAAAAACCAACACCTTATTAAAAGGGTCCGGCTTTATGGCGAAGAAGGGAAGGCTTATGGAACTTCAATGTTCGAAAAGCTAAAAGCGATTCAGAACGGAGCCACAGATTTATACAACCAGGTAATAAATGTTGCAACGATTTGCATGATCCCCTGGTTTTTATATACAGACGCATCCGGTGCAGAATCAATTAAAGAATTAAAGCCTGGTGTTGGTATTAAAGTGGACGATCCAAGTCAGGTTAATTTCCCAAAATTCAATCAGAATCCAAGATCATATATTGTTTTTATAGAAATGTTTATGCAATTATGGGAAAGAGTTGGATCAATTGGTGATATACAAATGGGCAGAGTTTCCCAAGGTAGCGGAGACACAACTGCCACAGAGACTATGGCTGCAATTCAGGAAGGTAACATAAAACATAATTACCAGAGTTTAGCACTCAAGAGTGATTTCCTGGAAGTTATTAGAACATTATATGATCTTTATTACCAGAATCTTCCATTTGAGACTGTCACTGTATATAAGGGGAAAGCTGTACCAATCCAGAGAGAGGCAATGGAGCGAAGGCAAAAGTTTAAATTAATTGGTAGCACAGATCTTTCTAATAAGATTTTGGGTATTCAGCAAGCTACTGGATTATATGATAAATTAAGGCCAGACCCACTTGCCAACCATACTCAGTTAATAGCAGACATGATCGATGCCCATAAAGAAGATTCAGTAACGGCAAAGTATATGGACCAAGGGTTTAATCAGTTGTCCGAAATGATGCAGCAAGATCCAGAGTTTAAGCAAGTTCTCCAGCAGACTGCACAGCAATATATGCAACAAAAGAATGAGCAATCGCAAAAAGGTGAGCAGGACCAAAACGACAGGTCTGCACAAATAGCAGGGACTTCAGCAGGTAATGCAATAGCAAGTGTAGTAGGTGGCCAATAATGGAAACATTATTTCAAAGCGACGAGTTTAAACAATATCAGGAATTATTAGCTGAGAATTTAACCACTCAGATAATGAATTTATTAGTTCAGGGTAAATACGCAGAAATGGCAGGAGTTATGAAATTTGTTAATGCGGTTCTACAGACACCTGCTAAGAGATATCCTAAGAACGAGAATATAAAACTAAACTCTAAAAGAGCTATGGCAAATTTTAAGACCAAGTTTGTCATAAGGGAATCAAGAAGTGGCTAATAAAATTGACAATGAGCAACTTGTTAAAGCACTTGTAAGGATTTTAGGATTTGCTAAAAGTCTTTTGGAGAAGGTTCTAAAAGGCGATAAAATATAACCGTAAGTAACTCTAACTAAACCTACTTACGCAGCCCGTAACGCATCTAAGCCTCATGGGGAATGATTTTTTTAATCATTTCTTATGGGGCTTTTTTATTTACGGGGATTAAAACACCCAATTATGGAGAGTAACATGCCAGACGAATTAACAAACGATCAAGTCGAAGAAAGTACGGACTATGTTGATCAGGGTGAGTTCATGGTTCCAGATGAACTCATTAACACAGACGGGGATGGTGCTGAAGAACCCGAAACTGAGGCAGAAACGGATACTGACGATGATTCAAGCAACGCTGAAGATTCTGATGTAGATGATGATTCTCAAGAAAAAGACACTGATAAACCAGAGACAAAAGAGCCAACTGAACTTGAGAAGGCCCAAGCAGCTTTGGCACAAGCAACTAAAGAGAAAAATTGGGCCGCAGCCGAATTAAGAAAATCCCGGAAGCCGGTTCAAACAGAATCGCCATTAACTGATGCACAATTAGAAGCTATCATTTCTGAGCATCAAGACGATCCAGCCTCAATGCTTAAAATAATGAAATACGTTTCTGACGAATCGACAAAAAAAGGTAACGCCGACACAATTGACGCTATGAAGGTTAGTGAGGTTAAAAGCAAGACAGACCAATATGTCAAAGATAATTGGGATGTTCTGCTTGACGAATCAAACCCCACTTATACCGAAGCCCAAAACCTTAAAAACACTCTTGGTGTTAAGGATCATTTCGCAGCTGACTATTTAATAGGTAGCGTCATGGTAGCTCAGAATTATCAAAAAGATGTTGAGGCCGGTTATCAAAAAGGACTCGCAGAGGGCCAGGGCAAACTAACTGAGGCGAACCGTAAGAAAGGGATTAAAAACGGTAAACTCGAATCTTCATCACCCAAAACCAAGCAGAAGGTAGCGACTAAATCTGAGTGGGAATCCAACGCTAACATACTGGAGTTGAAGGGTAGCGCAAGAACCGAGTATTTCAAAATGATGGCTGGAGGAACCAATGAAAAATAATAAACCTGCGAAAGCAGAGGAAAAAACCACACCTGAAAAGGTAGAGACTGAAACACCTGTTAAAACAGTGGCAGTACCAATGACACCTGAAGAACAGGCAATAGCGGCCAGAGTAAGTAAGGTCCATTCTGAATGGGATCAAATAAAAGAGGAAGAACTTGTAGATTTCTCTTTATCCGTAGACAGTTACGCATTGCCTGTAGAAGCAAAGAAACTACAAGATGACAAAAAATTTGCATTTAGATTTATTGAAATGACACCAAAGAGAATTGACGAGATTACGAATAAACCTCACCCGGCAAAATGGGATGTTGTGAATCGTACAAGTCATCCAGAACTCGCTAACTATTGCGATCCTGTTCATGGAGCAGTCCAAAAAGAAGACCAGATATTGGTTTATAAACCTTGGAAATTCCATGTAAGATACCAGGAAACGAAAACTCAAATTGCTGTTGCAAAAGATGAGTCAGGTTCGTTAGAGGGTAAAGATGGTAAAACATCTGAACTTCAAGCTGGTATAACA